CGGCTACGGAACATTCGCTAATAGCAATGGAGGATTCACAAAGTCATTCACTGAACACGGATTCATTATTACATTAGCATCAGCAAGAGCCCCGCTTACTTATCAAAACGGAATTAACAAAATGTGGTCACGCAGAACAAAATATGACCATTATTTCCCAACACTAGCAAATCTAGGAGAACAAGCAGTTCTGAATAAAGAAATTTATGCAGACGGATCATTATTAGACGATAATGTATTTGGATACCAGGAGCGATGGTCGGAATTAAGATATAAACCATCACTTATCACAGGTAAGTTTAGAAGTAACGATACTCAATCATTAGATCTATGGCATCTTTCTCAAGACTTCACATCAGTACCACATCTAAATGCATCATTCATAGAGGATCAACCTCCAATAGATAGAGTATTAGCAGTAGCAGACGAGCCACACTTCATAGTGGATATGGACATTAAATGTCATACAGCTCGACCAATGCCAACATATTCAGTACCAGGTTTATCAGACCATTTATAATATGTGGCAAGCAATAGCAGGATTAGCAGGTGGACTGCTTGGAAATCGTTCCAGGCAGAAAACCGCAGACAAGCAAATGGCATTCCAAGAGAGAATGTCAAACACAGCATACCAAAGAGGTATGACTGATATGAGAAAAGCAGGATTAAATCCAATGTTAGCCTTTAGCCAAGGGGGTGCTTCGACACCCTCTGGAGCTTCGGCACAAGGAATAGAAAACCCTGTCATCTCAGCTATGCAAGCTGACGTACAAGCAAACAGTGCTAAACAGATTAAAGAAAATACCAAAAAAGTAGGCGCAGAAGCAAAACTGCAAGCAAGTAACACTGCAATAGGAGTAGCAAAAAATAATATGTTATTAAAGAGCCCTGCATTACTTAAATTAGATGTTATAACTGATATAACTAGAGGTATGGATAAAACTAATGCAGCTATAGCAAAAGCATTAGAAGAAATCGAAAAAAACAATAACCAGTACAACAGTAAAAAAAAAGTAACTGAGAAGAAAGATTCAAAGAAAGAATCTAACAAAGGAACAAATCGATATAATTACGGAAGAGTAGGGCCACAAATCGATTACGAAGTATTCAGACCATAAATCTATAATTACTAACAACACATAAACCAATTAGACATAATACAATGAACAATTATAGAAAACCAACACGAAACAGCAAAAAATTATTCACAGCAACAGCAGACAAAACGCACAAAATTAATTTTAATCAAACTAATATTATGCGAGGAGGTCTACGCCTATAAACAAATCAAATGCCTTGTTACAAACCTTTAAAAGCATGGAGAGACGCTTCACGCAGAGGAATTACATTCAACCCATCTAAAGCATATATAGATCAACCTGTTCAATTACCATGTGGACAGTGCTTATCATGTAGAGCAGAGAAAGCTAGACAATGGGCTATCAGATGTGACAAGGAAATGAAGCAGCACCAGGATAATTGCTTTATCACATTAACATTCGATGATCAAAGAGTAAAAGATCCATTAAGTACATTCACATTAGTAAAAAAAGATTTCGTTAACTTTATGAAAAGGTTACGAAAAAACACAGGAGTAAAAGGCATAAAATTCTTCCACTGTGGAGAATATGGCGAAAAGCATAGCAGACCACATCATCACGCATTATTATTTGGGTATGATTTCCCAGATAAAAAACGAATTCAAGATTCGAAACTAGGACATAAACAATTTGATTCAGAGATATTATTAAAAGCCTGGCAGAATCAAGGAGACGTTACAATTAGCGAAGCCAATTTTGCAACAGCTCAATATATAGCAAAATACTGCACAAAGGTATGGACAGAAAGCAAAGCAAGCCCCAGGACACAAGAACAAATATATAACGGAGTATTACCAGAGTATATATCAATGAGCAGAGGAGGCAGAAATGGAAAAGGAATAGGATATGGATTTTATCAAGATTATAAAGATGAAACATACCGAGACGACAATGTCGTTATTAACGGTCAAAAAATGAAGCCGCCAAAATATTTCGACTCATTATATAAAGAAGAAAACCCAAAGCATTTAGCAAAAATAAAACAGAACAGACAACAACTCGCTGAAGGTCATGAAGATTATGACGATTGGGATCGTCTAAAAGAAAAAGAAGAATATCACACATTATCAACAGCACATCACACCAGACACCTATGAAAATATTCTGTAAACTATTAACCAGTAAAATTAATCCAAAGCTATTAATCGTAATAGCAGTAGCATTTACAGCAGGAAATATATCACCAGAAGTATTAGCACAAATACTTGACATATTATCTCAGTAATATACAAAGAAAATCGAACAGTTTTTCGCACAATAAATAGTATGTCCTACAAAATGATGTAAATCATTGCAATACAAGGACTTACGACACATTATGTGTCAAACTGTTCATAATCTAAATAAAAATTATGAACTTAAATATATATACTATCAAAGACGCAAAGGCAGGCACATATGCACAGCCTTTTTACAGTGTAAACAATACTACAGCGATTAGATCATTTACTGTCTCAGTAAAAGACCCACAAAACCCACTAAGTGCATACCCAGAAGATTTCAGCCTCTGGCACTTAGGAACTTATAACGATATTACAGGAAAGCTAGTAGGCAACGATCCTGAATTCGTAGCTAATACAGCACAACAAGTAGAGGAGGGCGAAGAATGAGCAGCATACATCTCAGAAATACAATTGTAGAAACAAATTCAGACCCACAATGGACTGAAGAGCAACGCAGAGAATTAGAAACAGTGTTAGTACCAAGACCAGACAAACGATCTAAAGCATGGTACAACGAAATTTACAACCACCTATGAGCAAGAAAACAGAAACAGCAAACGAACGCCAGGTGCGTTCAATATTCGACAGAAAAAAAGTCAGCATTGATTACTCATCAACTCCATCACGAACAAAAAGCGAGTTTAAAGACGAGTGCGATATTAACAACGTAGTCGCTAGAGCATTACGCACAGGCACGCTACCAGTAGTAGATCGTGAAGCATTATATGCAGATTTCACACAAATTAGCGATTACGCAACAGCATCAAATGTATTAGCCCAGGCTACACAAGCATTTGAGCAATTACCATCATCAATCAAAGAGCAGTTTGAAAATGATGTTACGAAGTTATTAAACTTTGTTGACGATCCTGCAAACGAAGCAGAAGCCATAAAGCTAGGATTGCTTCCAGAGCAGATCATAGAGTCAACTCAAACGGAAACAATAGCATCACAGGAGGCTATTTCAGAATCTAATCAGAACGAAGTTAGTAATAAAGTAGATTCATAATCAAAGGGGGGTGGGGACAGTTCCTTCTCGTTATAACTGTCCCCACTGACACCTTTTGACAAAAAGGAGCAGAAAAAGCGTCGCAGACAAACAGCAAAAACAACCTAAACAGCAAAAAAAAAATTTATGTCAGCATACAAACATCAATTCAGCCAAGTACCACAGGCAAACATACAACGATCAACTTTTAACAGATCACACACACACAAAACAACATTCGATGCAGGGCAGTTAATACCAGTATATGTAGACGAGGTATTACCTGGAGATACACACAACGTGGATTTCACAACATTCGGACGTTTAGCTACACCAATCGCTCCAGTCATGGACGATATTTATATTACATTACATTCTTTCTTTGTACCATCACGATTAGTTATGGACAAATGGGAAAATTTAATGGGAGAACAAAAAAACCCAGGAGATTCAACAGATTTTCCAGTACCATTATTTAAAGACGATACAAACAGTGGATTCGCACCAGGGTCACTCATGGATTATATGGGATTACCTACGTCAAACCAAGCAACAGGATTAGAAGTATCAGCATTACCATTCAGAGCTTACAATCTCATTTGGAACGAATGGTATAGAGATCAAAATTTACAAGATTCTTTAGAAGTAAAAACAGATCAATTGCCAGACAAGCTATCAGATAATTTATATACAATTCAAAAACGAGGCAAACGCCACGATTATTTCACAAGTTGTTTACCAACACCACAAAAAGGACAGCCAGTAGATATGGCTATAGGTTCAACAGTAGATGTTGAAATAGCCAACTTAGATGTTACAACAATTAACGGTGGAGGAATTAGATTCCGTACTACAAATGGATCAGCACCATATTCACATCCATATTCAAATTTCGAAAAAGTAGGTGGCTCAGACATCTTTGGTATGTCAGACTATAGTACATCAGGTCCTGCAGGATCAACATATCCTGCACAACCTTTACGCCCAGTTAATTTGGTAGCAAGTGGAACAGCAACTGCAGATTTAACAACAACCAGTGCATTAACAATTAATGAAATAAGAAAATCATTTGCATTACAAAGATTAGCAGAGACTAATATGCGAAGTGGTACACGTTATATAGAAACAATTAAAGCACACTTTGGAGTAACAAGCCCAGACGGAAGATTGCAGCGACCAGAATTCCTCGGTGGAGGAGAGTGTCGACTACAGATGACACCAGTTCCACAAACAATGAGCACATTACAAGGCTCAACACCACAAGGTAACTTAGCCGGCTACGGAACATTC